CCTTATGATAGTACTAAACGCATAGTTACGTCAGTTCCACCTACACGAGCGTAATTTAAATATTGAGAATTTCCTGCTTGTTTTGGAACAGTCAATGAATGAAGTCCCGCACTTAGTTTAATATCATTTGCTGTGCTTATAGCAGCAGAATCTGAACTACCAAAATTAGCATAAATCTCTGCAGATAAATGCATAGTAACTACATTATAATTTGATACGTTTGTTTGGGCTGCACTAGAACCTACAGTAACTACAGATTGCACATCCCAAAACATATTTGAACCTTGAGGTATTTGAGTCATTTTATTTTCCTTTCTTTAATTAAAATGATGAAGATGTGGTATATGCAGAATTAATTGAACGAGGGATGTAAGTACTTCGCACATAATCAAATCTATTTATTAAGAGTGTTTGCATATGTTTTATTCCTTCATTAAACATTGCAAAACTTCTTTCATATAAAGGAACTTCACTTCTATATAAATATACATAAGATACCGCCCCATCTACAATTATATGTTTAAATCTATCTGGAATAGTAGTTGTATCACTATGAGCAGATAAATCTGTACTTGGAAATGTGTAGTAATCAAAAACTAAAGTATAAGCTTTATTTGGATATGGAAACAGGCCATAAGCATTATCAGGAGTACGAAATATATGTGTAGGAATACTACCACCATCAAACTGTGTTACAGTAGCATCATCAGAATGAGAAGCAGCAGTAGTTCCTCCTGCTGCTCTCGTAGCTCCTGTAAAGGTAGTTGAACTAACTCCTGTGTATGTAATTTGTTCTTCATCAACAACAATTGTACCAGTAGAATCAAATCCTGTAGTTGAATCTACGGTTATAGTTGTAACTGAATCTGTATGCGAACCGTTTAGTGCAGTATTAACTACTTCATCTTCTTGTTTAATATGCATATCTAAATATTCATGGTAATCTAATGTAGATAAATGTTGCGTAGCATTTCCTAATGTAGAACTCTTTTGTATTCTAAATGTAGCATAATCAATCCATTTTGTATTGGAAGGTAAAGCATATCTTGTTATACCTGCAGTTAATGTTTTTGAAGCCTCTACTGTATTAAAAGGCCAAGTAAATTCTCGTTGATTAATATATCTAATGGATTGATTTACAGCATTCTTAACTTGTGTTTGAATACCACGAGAACTACTAAAATCAGAAGATGTTAATTGCACTTCATTCATTCTTGCAAGAACATCATTAGTGTATATTAAAAAGGTATTTGCCATTTGCTATCCTATATATAGTTATGATGGGGAGAGGAAAGTTCTTCCCCCCTCCCCACCAAATTTAACTAAGCAAGCTGATCTCTATCAACTTCATCAGCGGCTTCTGCATAGCCGTTTACGTCAACAAGACATGCATAAACTCGCAGCCTTCCCTCAGTAACGTCAGCGGAAGCAGCGATCAACTTAACGTCAATCGTATCCGTAGTCGTTACGAAACACTCAAACAAAGAATCAGCACCAGTAATAACGTCATTGGACTGACCATTTGTTCCTTCAGAAAGAATACCCGTAGAGGTAACATCTCCACCATCGACAATATCATCACCAGCAGCAAAATCAATATCTACTGTTGGGGAGCTACCATCAAAAGCTTTAAGAACTTCTGCCCCAGCAAACAAAACAAAAGTATTTGCAGGGATTTCTAGAAGCTGGAAAATATCACCATTTGTACAACTATAGCCATCTGCAGCTAGAGCGTCCACATCAAGAATGGCATCTACCATTCTCATAGAACTTCCGGGACGAGTAACTTGATTAGATGCAATAGAGTTGGCACTTACGCCAGTAGTTGATTTTAGTGTCATATCAAAAGTTGCCATTGTATTACCTCCTCTATGCTATATTGTAAATAGCAGTGGCAATTGCTTCAGGACGCAAAATCTTACGACCATAAAGGTGCATACCACGCACGATATCAGCAAAGCTATCAGGATCACGATACGTTTCCGTTTTTGTGATCTGGCTTGCAGTGGCTACTGAAGATGAATGTCCAGCAACAATAACTCCATAGTTAGATTTCTGGTTTGCCGTGCCACTCGTGCCGGGACCAGTACCTACTGCTGGAAGATTGTTAGAGACATAAACTTTGAAGCCGTAAAGATTGTTGAGTACAAGACCGTTGCGTAGTGCTCCAGCTTCACCAAAATCTTGATTCAAAAGACGCGAATCTTCATCCATCAAAACTTCCATGAAATGTGGAGACACAACTAGCCAACGACCATCTTTGTCAACAAACTGAGTGTCTAAAAGCCGACCCATCCTAGCAATAACCATGTTAGGCGAAGCCGTAGCAGTCGGAAGCGCACTAGCTCCCGGCAACCGTGGCGCAAGAGGAATTGAATGATCCCCCGCCGATGAAGTGGTAATACTGCCAAAAGAATCTTTCCTCACCTTCATTGAAGTAAGCAATTCATCTGAACCAGCAGTAGACACAGCCTTGGTTCCAGAAACCGTAGTATTAGCGGTACTGGCAACTGCACTTACAGAACTTTGAGCAAACCCCGAAAGGTAGCCCAATACTTCCGCATCATACTGATCTTTAAGGCGATAGCCCGCACGATCAGATGCCATAGACTGAAAATTCACATGAGAATGTGCTTCTTCAATGTCGTCAACCTTGAAGGCAAAGTAATTAGCCTGATCTACGACCAAACTAAAATCTTCATCATCGAGGTCTTGAGGAGAGATTTGAGTACCACGGGCATACGATCTGACCGTGATCTCAGGTTCTTTGATAATACGAACAGTATCACCAAAGCTTGCGATTTCACCAAAATAATCGTTATTGGTGATCCCTTCAGCTACAGAACTCTTACGGAAAGCGACCTGTACCTGCTTAGAATAAATAACAGGGCTAAAATTGCCATTCGGCAAATTGTTATACCCTGCCGCACGTTGAAAAGCCATAATCTTTCTCCTTTTCTCGTTACGAGTGAGCAGCAAGGCTCACAAGTGTGACAAATATGTCACACCACAAGGTTTAACTTTTCTAGGGGCCAGACACAGAGAGGGTAAGATAAATATTGATCAAAAATTTATCGGCCTTGTTTACTGGGTATACCGAAAAGCGTAGTCTAAAAAACTAGAGGTAGCATAATAAATATGGGCCTAGTTCTTTTAATAATACCTTTATAGTTAAATATCACTATTTGTCAAGCTAAAAATTTATTTTTATCTAGCTTCTCCAGATATATCATAAATAAAATTACCAGAGTGGATTGATTCCATAATTTCCTCTGAATGCTTTTCGTATTCATCTGCACTCATTTTATCTATAGTAGATTCACGCCATTGTGAATTACTACCATCAGAATCTGGAGCTTTTCTTTTACTTCTTGTATTTACTTGTTCAGCAGCAGATTTACTTTTTGCTGATTTCTTTTTGTCAGGTATTTCTTTACCCTTATCTACTTTATATAAATCAATTACTCTAGCTGCAGAACGGGCATCTGTTTCATTTTCATAAAGAGCTTCTTGTATCCATTTAGGTTGCTCTTCTGCCCATTGGTGAAAATCATCAGTAGATCTAATATCTTCAAAGTCTGGATGTAATGAAAAAAGTTCAGCTTCTGCTTTCTCTCTCTTTGCTGAAGCTTGAAGCTTATTAATTTCGTCCATTTTAGCTTCTAAATCCTGAGACTGTTCCTTTGCTTTTTTTATTGCAATAGTTTCAATAATTGCAGATACATCAGGATATTCTTGTGACCAAACATCAATCTCTTCTTCTGTCTTAGGTAACTGTATTTGTGCCTTTGTAGCCACTGAAAGTTGTAATTCTAAAGAAGAAACTTTATCTTCATATTCTTGTTTTTGTTTTTGTGAATGTCTACGTAAATCTCCATACCGTTTCTTAAAAGTTTTTTCTTCTGGATTATCTGGCTCTATACGATCTTCAGCTTCTTGCTGTGCTTTCTTTTCTTCTATTTCTTCAAACTTACTTTGTTCTATTTTTAGTTCTTCCAATTCTTTTTCTTCGTCTTCAATTGTTTTTTTAGCATTATATTTTTCACCTGCAAAACCCATAACTTTCTTTACAGGTTCTACTACACCGACTTGCTCTACCATATTCTTACTCCTGTGTTGGGGCCAACCGTAGCCTGTTAGGGGGGTTAGGTAAGGCCAACAAAATGAGAATTATTGTAGTTAGGCTAATCCTCTGCCTTGCTCCATTGGTACTGGAGGTTGTTCCGCTTGCATTGGCATCTGTGGTTGTGGTTGTGGTTGTGCAAGTGGTCGTGGTTGCATTGGTTCTTCCATAGCCATAGCTTCTTCACCACCAAACTTTTCTACTAATCTTTTACTTGCTTCTCCATCTCCCAATAATGCGTTAAAAATATCGTTTAAATCTTCAGGAGGCATTTGTAAAGTATCAGATACCGCTTCCGTAATAGGAGGATTATCCAAAACAAAAGATTTCATAAAAGTAGTTTTTTCATTAGGTAGTCCTATTAAAAAGGTTCCAAAATCAGCCAACAATGTTTTTGGGTCACTTCTAGATAGTCCTGTATCCATTACTTCTTCTTCCATTGGCGCTTCAGCCATCCTACGAGGAGGAAGAGAAGGACGCCGCTCTGTTCGTCCTCGATTAAACACTTCCATTTGTTCTTTAGGTACTATTTCTTCTGGCATTATCTATCTCCTACTTTTTCTAAATCTATAATTAAGGGAATGTCCGTTTGTTTAAAGGGCAACATAAAAGCTCCTAATACTGCACAAATAGGCATACCTGCACAAAGCATAGCTAATCCTATTTTAGAACCTTCTCCTACTCCCATTTGTTTGGCAGCTTCTTTTGCAACTGGACGAGATAGCCATGCAATTTTCTTAGAGAAACTACGGCTTTTACGCATTTTTCTTACAACAGGTTTAGCCCACAAATGATAGCCATCTAGAACTATCTTAGGAATAATATCTCCCCAAGTTTCATCTGCTTCAAATATTTTGGTATCAAGTAGTCCTTGTCTATGTGATTCTAGACAAATAATTTTACCACCGGGACCACTGGGGCCACTAGGCGTACCTCTACCAATTGCAACACCTTGTGGAGCGCCTGTAACACCCGGTCCAGTGACCGATCCGGGTGACACCGCCGCAGTACCCGTCATAGCTGCGTTCATTGCATCTACATTGGCTTGAGTAACAGCCTGTGCTTGTGCAGCAGCCTGTGCCTGTGCAAGTCCTGCGGCTGCTTGTGAAGTTGCCATTCCATGTACAGTAGACATTCCAGACTTACCAATTTGTCCTGCTACACTAGGAGCAATCGCCGCATTGCGCCTCGCCCGCGCAAGAAAAGTTGCAAGGTCTTCATGTTGTGTTTTAGTTAGATCAGGATTATTTTTTTCAATATCAGCAAGAGAATCATTCATTTGTTGCTCAATAGCTTTAGCATTTTCAGTCTTAAAGCTATCATCTATATTTGTAAGAAATGAAAGAAAAGTTCTACTTCTTCTAAATGAAACTTCAGCTTGGTCTAAATCAGACATAGATTTAAAATCTCCTGCATACCCCGTAGCAGATATACCATACCTACTCTGAAAAGACCCATCATCCAAATACATTCCATGTTTAGTACTTTTTCCATGTGGAGCATTAAAACCTACAAGATTTCCATTTGGGTCTTCAACCATAGCATTAATTATATCAGTATTTGTCATATCTGTAAAATCGGAACGAAAATGCATTGCCTCAACTGATCTTATATTTTGCATTGGGTTTACTAAAGCTGTAACATCATTTTTATTATATGCTACTAATGCGGGACCAAGTTTAGTATTTGTTTTATGATATGACCAACCAGTTGGTGAAGCAGCAGCACCTATAATACCCAATTGAAAAGCTAAAGCCATTGGTACACCTACTACTACCTCAGCAGCAAGAGAACTTCCTGTAAGTGCACTTATAACAGCTTTAGCTGCATCAACTACTGTAATATCTCCAACTGGCGAATCTACTAATGAAATATCAATTGAGGCTTCTGGTGCAGTTTGAGATATTATACTAGATTCTGATACCACATCACCTCCCAATATTCCCTGTGATTGTATCGAATTTTGTATTGACTGAACGGTAGCTTGGTTCTCGGCTGAAAGAGCAGGTCCAACTGGGGCGGGTTGAAAACTGGCACCCGTTCCCGTTGCAGTAGCTGGTGTTACAGAGGGCGATGTTACAGGTGTTACACCTACAACACCACTTGGAGGACTTGGAGGACCACCCGGAGGACCACCCGGAGATATAGGAGGTGTTATTACAGGAGCTTGAATAGGTTGTTCCATTTGTGGTTCAGCTTCTTTAACAGATGGTGAATAACCTGCAGGAACTGTTCCTTGTATCTGCCCATTAACGCTAGTCATATAAATAATATTTCCTTCAGCATTTGTATACGGTATAACTTTATAACCACCTGTACTTGGTATATTTTGCATTGTATAAGAAGGAGTATATGTCTGAAATCCCGGTCCATATACAGATTCAGATTTTGTACCTGTAGGAGCAATAGGAGCAGAACTTCCTATTTGTTCTCTCGTATATGTTCCTGTAAGTGTGTTTTGTTGCCCCGGAGGAGCTACAAACTTAAACATGTTAGGTTGTCCCGCTATTTCAATAAAATACCCACTAGGATATGGAGACATTATAGGAGTAGGTTGAGTGTTTACAGGAGGTAATGGAGCTACTGTAGAGACCTCTTCAGTAACAGGTTGTGCTATTGTAGGTGTAGGAATTTTAGGAAGTGGAGCACTAGACAATCCACCAAATTGATATTCAGGAATATCTTTTGCTCCCATTTTAGGTAGAGGTTCACTTTGATCCATTATTGCTTCATCAGGATTACCCACTAAACCCATATCTTTCATTTGATCATAGCCTCGCTGTGCCTTTTGGATAGAATCTACATATGTTTCTACACCATGATAGTTTACAGCATACTCAGGAATTACCATTTCCCCTTTGCTCATCTTTACGTCAATGTCATCTCTTACACCTTCAGCCGTACCTCCTAGTGGTATTTCATTTCCACTTACAGGATCAATAGATTGTTCTTGAGGCTCAAATCCCATCATGTCCATTTGATCTTCTGTGTCGTCATATACTTCTTCTTCTGTTCTTGCCATGTTTAAGCCCCCGCTTTGGAAGTTTTTTTGTTCAACATCAAAAGCATTAATAATTTTAGCTAGAGGTTGTCCTCTATTAGTAAGAACAACTATTTCGTGAGCGTTCGAGATATTTTCATTTGGTTTATCAGAAGGAACATATATAATAGAATCGTATCCTTGCTTTCTAGCTAGTGTTGCAATTTCACCTCTAAGTCCTCCGTATTCCTCTTGACTTTTTTCTACTATAGTGTATGCTTTATCTTCTTTAACCCCAAGTTTAACAAGTGCTTCTACAGAAGGATCAACATATTTCTTGCCAACTATTAAAGGTTTTCTCAAGTCTAAATAAGCAGGTATAACTCTACCACCTTCACCCGATGTGTAGTCTGAAGCGTACTTTGTATCGGGCGTAAAATATATTCCTGAACCAAATGCCCCATCTTTACTAGGTCTAAATTTAGTACCCTTCCAATCACCCAGAGTTCCATGATAAACTCTGTAACGATACTTACTTTGAGGTATAATTCCTTCTTCAGCTATTTTCTTTACAGGAACATTTTGACCAATATCAACATCTTTACTTTGAGGTATAATTCCTTCTTCAACAGGATCATCTTTTATTAATTTATTAAATATGTTTTCAGGTTTAAATAAACCTTTTGCATTTCGTTCCCCACCATCAAAATATCTAATTTCAACAGGCAACTCTTTCATTCCCAATGCATCTGCTGCCATTATTCTATGGTTGCCCTCATTGATTATTGGGATTCCTTCATAGTCAACTGTTATAAAAGGAATGTCTTCCTTACCTTCACCATATGTCGGGAGCTTTCCTGTCCTGCCCATGTGATCTATTAGCCAATCTAAATCTTTCTGCCTAATATTTTCTTGCTCACCCATACCCCCCTTTAGTTTTATTAATTCAGAGACAGGCATCGTAATGGGAACATCTGAACTAAAGCTGCCAGTAACAACACCTATATGATTGTTACCATAAGGGTCTTTGCCTTTTGATTTGGCATAATCTACTTTTTCAGCAAGCCATGATTCTCTAGGAATGTCAGACCTAAAAATATCTGTTAAAGTTTTTCCCTGATATGTAGTTTCCTCCTGAACAGGATCATCTTCTATACCTAATAAATCTTTACCAGACTTGATAGCCTGTCCAAATAAATTTTCAGCCCAAGAAAGTCCTCCTTCAAATCCAGAAGGATATTCATCTCTTCCTAACCCAAGGTCTAACGGTTTATATAATTCTGTTTCAACTGCTCTAAAAGTTTCTGGAAATCGTTTTTGTGCTTCTGTAAATCCTCTAACTCCTAATGCAACTAAAGGAGCTTTCCTTAACGCTCCTCTTCCTATTGATGTAATAGGACTTCCTAACCCTGTTGGAGATTGTGGAGTAGTAATATCAGTAGATTCTACTAGCGGCTCTATTTCTTGTCCTACAGGGCGGCTTCCTATTCCTTGGTCCTGACTCTGAACAAGAGGATTATCAGGTTCAACTTCAATACCTTCAAGTCGTTGACGTAATTTTATTGTATCTTCTTGGCTAAGACCTTTTTTTTTACCTAAACCATTAGCCATGTAAATTAACTTCATCCTTTAATTGTTTTATTTTACGCAAGGTAATAATGGCTCCCTGTGCTCTGCAAATAAGCACAGAGTTATCTGTTTGTTCTAAAGTAGCCTGTTGTTGCATAATCATCCAATCAATATAATCATTGAACGCGACCCACTGGCGCTTGTTGTTGACCAGTGTTTTGAGCTTGTTGAGGAGCTTGTTGTGTTCCACTAAATTGTCCTTCCATAGGTGTAGGTGCAGCCCCAACTCCAATATTACCACCGCCACCGCCTTGTAGGTCATTAGGACTTAAACCGGGAGCTTGTTGAGGTTGCGGCTGCTGTTGAGCGGGAGTTTGTTGTGGTTGTTGCTGTTGTAATATCTTTGCTTGTCTCATTGCTTCTTCAGGTGTATTACATACCTTGTCAGGATCAAGTCCCATTGAATTTGCAATTTCACGAATAATAGAAGTGAATTTAGCAAATGGAGCAAGAGCAGGATTTGCTACAACTTGCAGGAATTGCAACAGACGTTGACTTCTGACTTCATTAGCCATTAAGCTTTCAACTCCACGCGCCCTAACTTCAAGATCACCCTTAACATCAGAATCAAAGTCAAATTGCATATTAAAGCTATAGAAAGCTTCTCCTAATGGACGCAATAGATAATCATCAAAGTTTTTTACAACAGTCTTGATACTTCCTGCAGCAGCACCCATAAGCATAGAAATACCTGCAGCAGTTCTACCTGTACCTGTAACACCAGTTTGTCCATGTGAAAAACTAGGAAGGCCCGTAGCTTCGTCGGAAAGCTGCCGA